AATTTACAGAAAAACTTGTATTTGAATCTGTATATTCTGATTCACTGCCGTCATTATGATTAAATTTAATTGTTGCACCAGCCGAACCTCCAGTACGATCAGTTGATATTGGTCTAATATATGAACTTGAATTGTCTACAGTAAAAGTTTGATTCCAATCTACACCACCTGCTGGTGTTTGTGAATAACTACCTGCTGAATAATTACTTAAAGTACCGTTAACACTTCCACTTGTTTGAGTGATAGAGTAAACTGAACTTATAAAATCGTTTGTAACGTCACTAGGGTTGTCTACAGATACAGAAAATCCTGTTGCTGGTACATCCCAATTATTAGTACTTGAAGGATTACCTGAAGCTGAAAATGAAGGAGTAAAAGTTGCTAAAGTTAATCTTAATAAGTTAGATGAAAATTCTGCCGTTCTAACTGTGTTTGTTACGCCACTTTCTTTGTAACCTGTAAGTGTTCTATAATCTCCTGAAGTTGTAAATACAAATGGAGAATCTGAACCTGATCCTGCTGAACCAGTGAAACCAACAGTACCAACTGAACCAGTGAAACCTGTTCCTGTATCTCCTTTTGATCCTGAATAACCTACGCCACCATCTGAACCATCGGCGCCTTTTGATCCTGAATAACCTATTGTACCTTGATCGCCTTTTGAACCTGAAAATCCTACTGTGCCGGCTGAACCATCAGCACCTTTTGATCCTGAATAACCTATTGTACCTTGATCGCCTTTTGAACCTGAATATCCTAAACCACCTGCTGAACCAGTATAACCACCACCTGGCCCTTGAGCACCTGTAGCACCTCTTGATCCAGTGTAACCTGCACCAACTGATCCTGTAAAACCAACTGAACCATCTGAACCTGCTGTTCCTGAATCTCCTTTTGATCCTGCATAACCCGATGTACCTTGTAAACCTCGTGATCCTGAAAAACCAATTGTACCTTGTGTACCTTGATCACCTTTTGAACCTGAATAACCTATGGCGCCAGCTGAACCTGTGTCGCCTTTTGAACCTGAATAACCTATTGTACCTTGATCACCTTTTGATCCTGAATATCCTGCTCCGGTAGAACCAGTGAAACCAACAGCGCCATCTGATCCGTCTGAACCATCAACACCTTTTGATCCTGTGTAACCTACTCCTGTTGAACCAGTGAAACCAACTGTACCAGATGAACCTGTGTACCCTAAACCTCCTGAGGATCCTGTAAATCCTACAGCACCTGCCGAACCAGTGTAACCACCACCTGGCCCTTGAGCACCAACTGATCCTGTGAAACCTTGTGAACCTGAATAACCACCTGGTGATCCAGCGGCTCCGTCAGCCCCTTTGGAACCTGTAAAACCTGTTGGACCTCCTGATCCTGTATAACCTATACGTCCTAGGCCGACACGAACACCGGCGTTCTGAATTATTGGCATATTGCGATACTTATCTCCCTCATATTAATGTCCAAGCATTGACATTTTTTTACTATTCTGTTATAGTATATTTATAAATAAACTGTAGTGAGTTGATAAATTAAATAAATGATTTCTATTGCATTTTTAGATATAATTGGTCTTCCGTATGACGGAGATACATTAAAGAAAAGAGGCCTTGGTGGTAGTGAGTCTGCGACTATATTGATGGCCAAAGAACTAACAAAGTTAGGTTTCAAAGTAACTATTTTCAACAACTGTAATAAAGACTCAAAACTCGCAAGAGAAGGCACTTATGATGGTGTACAATATTTTGACAATACTATTTTAGATTATAAAAGTAATTTCAAATTTGATATTGTAATTTCATTAAGAACTATAATTCCTTTCATAACACCTAACTTATATAAACAATTTGAAGGATATAATCCTCAAAGATATTCAGCAATCACAGCTAACGCTAGACATAAAGCAGTTTGGATGCATGACACATTTGCAAACGGCGATCTTATACTAGAAGACCTTTTAGTACAAGGACATATAGATGAAATATTTACTTTATCAGATTTTCATTCAACTTACGTAATGAATTGTGACCATGGTAAAAGAAGAAACATGGAAGTATTAAAACATAAATTTTTTCAAACTAGAAATGGAATAGTAACTTATAAAAATGATGTTGATATAAGAAAGAAAGACCCACACTTATATGTTTTCAATGCAGCTTTCACAAAAGGTATGGCACCTTTAGTTAACGATATATGGCCAAAAATAAAAGAAAAAATACCTGAAGCTAAACTAATATGTATTGGTGGTTTTTATGTTTTTCCAGGACAAGAGTTAGACGCTCAAGGAAAAGAATGGACTAAAATGTCAAATGATCCTAAAAATAAAAATTTAGGTATAGAATTTACAGGTGTTATAAAACAATCTGAAATAGCAGATATATTAGAAAGAGCAAGTTTTAAATTATTTCCAGGTGCTTTTCCTGAAACTTTTGGTATATCATCTTTAGAAGCAATAGCATATAACACTCCTTTAATCACTACACGTTTTGGTGCTTTAGAAGAAACAGCAGTAAACGAAGCTTGTTACTTAATAGATTATGCAATAGAACCTAATGGTTTATTTCCATGGATACCAAAAAAGAAACAAGTAGATAAATTTGTCAACACTGTATTAATGGCTCATCATAATAGATATTTACATCAACAAAAACAATATGCTTGTAATCAAATTAAAGGTATTGTAGGTTGGGACTCTGTAGCCTTACAATGGAAACAACATCTATATAGACAATTAGGAAATTACTTATCAAAAGAAGAATATAGAAAAGTATGTCATATAAATTCTAGAGTTAGAAAAGTTTTTGGTAGAAGATTTACTAATATAGAAGAAAATTATTTACCAAGAAAAGTAGAACAAAAGATAGTTATAATATCTCCTACTTACAACTCTGAAAAATATATTAGCAACTGTATTGAATCAGTTGTCTCACAAGATTATGATAACTATGAAATGATTGTAATTGATGACGCCTCTACAGATAATACTTACAACATTGCCAAACAATGGGAAAGTGATAAAATAAAAGTGATTCGTAATGAAGAAAATAAAGGCGCTGTTAGAAATCAAATAGAGTCTATAAGAAAATATTGTAAAGAAGATGACATTGTTATGTTTTTAGATGGTGATGATTCTTTTATAAATGACAATGAGATACTTCACTTTTACAATAATCTTTATGACGGCACTACAGAATTTACCTATGGGTCTTGTTACTCAATGGTTGATAGAATACCTTTGATAGCACAAAACTATCCAGAGGAAATAAAACAAAAGAAAGAATATAGAAAATACAAATTTAATTGGAACATGCCATACACACATTTGAGAACATTTAAAGCAGGACTTTTAAATGATATTGATGACAGTAATTTCCAAGACGAAAACAAAAACTGGTACAAAGCTGGTGGAGACGGTTCTATATTTTATTCACTCATAGAACAAGCTGATCCAGATAAGGTAAAAGTTGTATCAGATATAATATATAATTATAATGATATAAATCCTTTAAACGATTATAAAATTAACGGAGACGAACAAACCAAAAATGCGAATAGGATAATGAACCAATGAAAAGAGTATTAATAGCAATACCAACAAACAAGTATATAGAACCAGAAACATACAAAGCGATATATGATCTTACAATACCAGAAGGATACAAAGTTGAATTTCAATTCTTTTTTGGTTATCAAGTAGATCAAATTAGAAATCTAATTGCTAAATGGGGAGAACATTATGATTATTTGTTTTCAGTAGATAGTGATATATCTTTTGATAAAGATACACTAGTTAAAATGTTAGCACATGATGTAGATATTGTATCAGGTCTTTATATTCAAAGAATACCAGGAACACACTCATTAGAAATTTATGAAGCTGCTAATAACGGTGGTTCTAGACGTATTCCTTGGGTAAAAGTTAAAGATACTCCGTTTTTAGAAATAGTTGCTTGTGGTATGGGTTGTGCCCTTATTAAAGGAAAAGTATTTAGAGAAGTTGGTTATCCTCAATACACATATCATTCAGCACTTGATCATAATAATACATTATCTGAAGATGTTGACTTTTGTAGAAAAGCAAGAGCAAAAGGTTTTAAAATATGGGCAGATACTACAATACGTTGTAGACACACAGGTAGCAGTACATTTGAAGTAGGACAAATTATGGATAATCGTAATATGTTTGAAGAAAAACCACCTATTGAAAAAACTTATGTTCAAGAAGTTGAAGGCAAAGGTAAAAAAGATACTAGATTTATTGATAAGACTGCAAAAGATGTTAGTAGAGTTTATCCAGGTATTGATCCTAAAACTGGAAAATATTCACTAGAAGTAAATGAAGGAGAAAAATTTACTGGTGATAGTGTAGAATATGCTTCATTAGCAGAAGCAGTACAAAGATTAAAAAATCCTATTGGTCAAAGTATGGAGATTGGTGTTAGATTAGGTCTAGGAAGTAAAACTATTATAGACGCATACAGACATTATCATCCTGATACTAGTCTTGTTCATTTAGGTGTTGATCCATATGGTAATATTGACTATGCAGCTTCTGATAGTGTATTAGCCAGAAAATTTAACTATGATAATTTAATGAGAAAAACTACGCTAATAAATTTTGCTGAAGATTATCCAGAGTTTCATCTTGTAAATCTAGAAGATTCAGAATTTATGAATAGTTTTGCTAATGGTTATCCTGTCTATGATGAATATAAAAGAATGATAGACAAATATGAAATGATACACTTTGACGGTCCACATGATACAAAAAGTGTTTTAAAAGAAGCAGTATTCTTTAATCAAAGAAAAGCAGATCAAACTGTATGGGTTTTTGACGATATAAGTGGTTTAAATTGGGTTACTCTAGAAAACTTTATGACTAAAGCACAGTTTAAACTTGTTAACAAAGGTATGAACAAAGCAGTATTTGAATATCTTGCTTAAAAAGATTTGACTACAGATGGAGTTACGATAACAATACCCTCTAATAAACGAGTAACAGTACTATCAGCGTGAGTAGCTACAACATCAAATACGTGACGACCTGCCTTTAAAGCTTTCGTTTGGTCAGCAGTTAAACTTATAGTAACAACACCCTCCGTTGGTTCCGTTACCGTACACGTAAAAACTGTTCTAGGATATGTAGAAGAATAACCTCCAGACATTTTAGCAACCATCGTAAATCCAGTAAGATCAAAAGTTGTACCATCGGTATTAGTAACTTCTAAATCGTATGTAAAATTGGACCCTTGGTCTATCGTTAAGTTTGCTATTCCAGCCATACAGTTATTTATATTCGGAAAGTTGCCATTTTAGATAAAATATTATATACTATATAGTATATAACAATGGCCTAAAAGTGTAGTGGGAAAGTGACGTGAAATTCGTCCAGATTACTTGATACGGTTATACTCCGAATGCCACCTAGGCCATACAACGAGCAAGGAGACTCAACATGGTAAGATTAATTCTTATATTAATCTTGGTATGGGCTAATGTTGCCTATTCCAAGGAAGATGATTGTAAATGGGATGACGATATTCCTTGTCTTACAATATATCCAAACATAAACAACTCAAACGCATTAGGTGATAAGATAACACCTACACTTACAATTAAAAAATCTGAAATTCAAAAGTATAATCTAATTGATTTACCTAAAGTATTAAACTATGTTCAAGGTTTAGACATAACTCAATCAGGTCCTACAGGTCAACAATCATCGGTGTTTTTAAGAGGCACTAATTCTAATCATACATTAGTATTATTAAATGGAATATCAATCAATGATTACTCTACACCTACAGGCGCCCACGATGTTGGTCAAGACTTTATGTTTAATGTTGTACAAATAGATGTATACAAAGGGTCACAAGGTGCTCATTGGGGAGCAGACGCTGTTGGTGGTGCAATTAATTTTAGAACAACTGTAGATTATGATAAAAAATTAAGTATTGGTGGTAATGGTAATGATAAAACTATTAGTGGTAATTACTATACTAAATTAAATGACTTTGATATATCTTTTTCAGCTGGCGAACATAAGTCACAAAACGTTTCTGTTTTATCAGGAGCTGACGAAAAAGATGGAACAAATAATAAAACAATAGGTGTTAACGTAAGTAAATGGTATAATCAAATACATTGGCGAACATCTTGGTTTGCAAGAAACACTTTCTCTGATATAGATGGTCATAGTGTTTCCATACAAGACGGTAAATGGGCAGATAATACTTTCTTTGCCTTACAAACAGGTGTTGATTATTTAAATAATAGTTTAACTTTTCATACACATAAATATGATAGAGACTATGACGACTCTCATTATGAAAGTGAAAACTATACAATAAGAGGAACACATCAAAAAGAAAAATATGGTTTTGGCTTTGATTATAAACATAATGAATCTTTAGCAAGTCAACATCATAATCTAGGATACTTCTTTAATTTTTCACACAATATATTTTCATATCATCATAGGTTTGATGAAGAACACGAAACATATAAATTAGGTTTCTTTAAAGAGATAGAAGATGGTTTAAGTATAAGTGGTAGTACATCAACAAGTTATAAAGATAAGACAACATGGACTGCTATTGAATATGGAGAATCACAAGAGTTAACATTAACTAAAAATAATTTTGCAACAACTATATTTAAAAATGATATTGGCGATTTAAATACTGACGGTATAGAGTTTAGTTATAATCAAGAAAATTCTAAATTTTTTATTAGTCATTTAAATAGTAAAAAGATTGATGTAGTACAATTAAGAAGACCTAATTGGTCTCTTGGTTTTATGCATACAAAAGAATTAGAAAATAACTTTTCTATAACTACTAATTACAAATATAAAGGCAGACATTTAGATGTGCATAATTCTAATTGGTCAACTATAACAATGCCTGAAACACATTTGTTAGATTTAAATCTTGGATATAATTATTATGGTATAGATTTTGGTGTTAGTTTGTTAAATCTGTTTGATGAAAATTATGAATCGCCTCATGGGTTTAGTCAAGAAGGAAGAAAGTTTACTTTAGGATTTAATAAATCTTTTTAACTTTGAACGTGTAATTTAGGAAATTTTTTCTTTTTAGGGTGATCAATTCCTATAGACTTTCTGTTTTCATTTAGTTTATCGGATTTATATCTTTCTATTTTATCAATACAATGTTGTTGAAACTCATAACCTAATTGATTACCTAATTCGTAAACTTTTATGAATCTTTGAAATCTTATGTCAAAGTCAGAGTTTTTATTTTTCCATTTAAAGCCAAATTCTCCACCAAACAATTCTCTATGTTCAAAGTCTAAAGGTGTATTTTCAAAAGTCATCATAACGTGGTGAGATATACTAATTAAATGTGAATACTTTGCATAATCTCTTAATAGTTGCATAGTATCCTCAAACATTTCTTCCGTTTCTGTAGGATATCCTACAATCAGTAAGAACTTCATTTTAATATTTCTTTCTCCTAGATTGGTAACAAAGTATCTTATATCATCATTAGTAAACTTTTTTTTCATATGATTTCTAACACTTTCATTACCTGATTCTATACCCATTTCTAAACCACTGCAACCAGAGTTTGCCAAATTATCAAAATCTCCTTGAGAAAAAGTCTTTTCGGCTCTAACAATAAACTGTCCTTCCCATTTTACTTTTTTCTTTTTTATAGATAATTCGTAAACCATATCCCTAAAATGTTTCATTGAACCATTAATCAATGAATCAGAAAATGCTATCTTTTCAGATTTAGTATGTTCGGCAACACTATGTATTTCGTCAGCAATTTTTTTACCTGATTTCCATCTAAATTTTGGCCAGATACTTGCAACATCACAGAAAGTACAATTTCTAACACAACCTCTAGAACCAGATATTATAAATCTGCCATATTTGTGTTCTTTTATTACGTCTGAATAATCTGGTGGTGGCAAATCTTCTATGTTTTCTATCTGTTTTGGTAGTCTTCCGTTAATACCAGGATAATCAAAATTTCCTTTTAAAAATTCTTGTACAGCATATTCTCCTTCTCCTACTATAAAATTTTTAGAAGGCCATTTTATATCAACACCTGATCCTCCGTAAAAAACATTATCATATTTTTCTCCTAATTTTAAACCATCTTCTTTTTGCATAAAAGAAAATACAGATATACCTAACCATCTAAATTTATATTTTGCAATTTCTTTGTGTATATTTTCTAAAGTATCTAATTGATTACCATCTATAACTTTAATTTTAAATCCTAATGGTTCTAAATATCCTTTTAAAAAACAAGGACCAGGTGCAGGTTTACCCTTATCCATTCCTGGCAGTGATGTAATAACGGCGTCATATAATGTATTATCCATTAATAAGGTAGTCCTCCAACAATATGAGTACGATCTTCATTTGAACAATTTAGTGCTGTATGTTTTTTTCTAGTGTCTATTACATACGCCTCTCCTGTGGCTGGTATGTGTATTCTATCATTATCTAGTAATAAGAAACAGTGTTCATTTGTTACTATTGGTATATGTAATCTTTGTGTCAAGTCATTATGCCAAAGATAACATGCTTTAGGTTTCATTCTCATCAATCTTGTTCTAGTAAGTTTGTGTTCTTCCATTATACTGTTAATATAGGGTATATCAAATAAAGGAACAGTGTATGTGTGTTCTACCTTATCTACGTCATAACCTTTACCAGCTCCTTCTTCAGGATCCATGTCTTTAGAATAACCTTGTAGATATAATTGTTTATTATAATCTGGTAAAGTTTCTAACTCTTTTTTAATCTTTTCTAAATCGTACTGGTAAGTCTTCATAAACTCCTTCTTTTTTTAGATAATCTTAACTTATCTTTCATTTTTAGTTTTAATTTTTTTAATGTACGTAAATCTGTCCAACTTCTTGAACCTCGTCTAGTTTCTCTTTTTACTTCAGCTTCTTTAACTTTCTTTTTTAAGTCTTTGTGTTTTGCTTTTATAGTCATATAGCCTCCATGTTATATAACTATTTATAAGAAGGATAAATATGCATAACGTTGACAAATTAATCAAAAAATGTTATAATAATATATGAATAGATTAAATGTAATAGTGACTTCTAAACCAGGCGATGGTTTAATGCATTATAGTTTTGAACAAGTACAATATCTAAACGATTTAGGTATTAATGCAAAACTTATAATCATACCTCACTATAGATTTACAAAAGAAACTTACATAGAGGCCTTAACAGAAAAGTATATACATATGAAAAATGTATATTTTGATTATGAAGAAGCTGATGTAAATTTAATTATGGGTAGAAGTATGTTAACTTTGGCATATAAGAGTATTAAAGACTATGATAAAGATACACAATTAACTTTACGTTTGTTATTTAAGAAACCTCTTATATCAGTATATTCAGAAAACCACCCTAAAGAATATCCTTTAGCACTAGAATTTTTTAAACCAGAAAAAGTAATTGACTTATGCGATCACGAGGTATATGTTAATGGTATAGGTAGACAATTTGAAAAGATTATTAACTACAGTGTATATAAACCTATAGTCAGAGACGTTAAGTTTAAGTATCTATTTTTAGGTACAAACGAAAGTTATTATACTGAACTAAAAAAACATATTCACAAATACCAAAATCATGGTATCTTGGCATACAAAGATAAGTACATAGACCATAATTTAAATCATGTATTTGTACCTGTAAAAAATTTATTAGGTATGTTTGATACTTACGTTTATACTAAACACACATTTGATCCGGCACCAAGATTAATGCAAGAGTGTCGTTTCTTTGGAATGAATTTTATATATGCAAGAGATAAAAATATTAAAGACGCAGGACCTGTTTATTATAAAAGGCCAGCAAACTGTTTAACGGACCCGACAAATAAAAGTAATATAAATACACTTGTAGAAGCTATAAATCAATTATAATGTCATATTTTAAAACAAGAACAAACAATTTAAATTTGGATTTATCTCATAGATGTCCTTTAGAATGTCCTAATTGTCAAAGACAAACAGCCTTTACAAATAAAGGCTTAATACCACATGGGCGTGATCTAACGTTGCATGAAATGGATATGATAACAGATCATTTTAAAGCAGTTGGCTTTTGTGGACAATTATCGGATCCTGTACACCACCCTAGATTTAATGAAATACTAGAATTATTTAATAAAAAAAATATTGGAGCTACAGTTCACAGCGCAGCCACGGCTAAACCTATATCATGGTTTATTAAATCATTTAAAGCAAATCCAAATGCAAGGTGGGTATTTGCCTGTGACGGCTTACCAAAAGATAGTCATAAGTATAGAAAAAATCAAGACGGAGAAAAAATGTTTGAGATAATGAAAATAGCAAAACAACATTTAAATACCACACCACAATGGCAATACATAATATTTAATTACAATGAAAATAATATAGAAGAAGCCAAAAAAATGGCTTCGGACAACGGACTTGAATTTATATTGGTTCAATCTTCTAGATGGAGGGATGATGATGGTAAACCAGATCCTTTAAGACCAACAGGTTCTTCCGGAATTAAAACACTATTGACAAAACTAACTGAAAAAGATAAAGATGGAAATTACAAATGGCAGAAATTGAATTAAGTCCTCTTTGTTTACCAGATAGAGAAGGCACAAGACTAGACAAAATGCCTATGGCAGTTAACAATAGAGGTTATCTATTACCATGTTGTTGGTGTGATGAAAAAAATATAATAAATTCAAAACAATTTAAACCTTTGTATGATGTAAGTAAACTTGAAGATTATAATAGTATAAATGAAATACTTGAAACAAAAGAATGGATTGAGTTTGAAAATGATTTAATTAATGCTAGAGACAAGGGAGATGAAGACAGTTTAAAAAAAGTACAACCAGTTTGTTTACATCATTGTAAGGTAAGAAAAAAAGAAGATAAAATGAAAATAGAAACTCACTTTTCAGCTGAAGGTAAAAAAATAGTAGAGGACATAAAATAATGGATTCATGGAATAAAGAATATGCACTAAACAAAGAAGAATATCTTAAACTTTTTGATGAGTGTATGCAAGAAAAACAAGAACAAAATATAGAGTTTTTAGAAAAAACAATTACAGATACAATAGGAAGAAAATATGCTGTTGCTTGTCAAACCGGTACAGACGCTTTAATGTTTTCTTTAAAATGTTTAAATATAAAACCAGGCGATGAAGTATTGACAACCAACTTTTCGTGGATATCAACGGCGTCTTGTATATCTATGGTAGGTGCAACTCCTGTATTTTGCGATATAGATAAAAAAACTTATCATATGTCACTTGACAGTATCAAACGTATGTATTCAGACAAAGTAAAAGCAATTGTCTATCCACATTTATTTGGTAATATGTCAGATATAACAGAGATATTAGAATTTTGTAAAGAAAAAAACATATCATTTATAGAAGACGCAGCTCAGGCTATAGGTTCTAGTCTTAATGGTACTAAAGCAGGTACTCTAGGAGAATTGAGTACAATAAGCTTTAATGCAAACAAAACGATAGGTGGAATCGCCGGAGGTGGTGTGGTATTGACAGATAACAAAGACTATGCTGATATGTGTATTAAGCTAAGAAAACATGGTAATCATGAGATACTAGGATACAACTCTAAAATGTTATTCTTTAATGCAAAGTTTATTGATTATAGATTAAAAAAACTAGATCAATATGTTGAGGCTAAACAAATAATAGCAAAAAAATATGATGAACAACTAAAGGACGACATAATTGTACAACCAACCTCAAATGGTGTCAATCATACATATCATAAATATATTGTCAGATTTGAAGACAAAGAAACAAGAAACAGAGTTAAAAAAAGATTAAATGCCAATGTACACTATGAAAAACCTATATCTGAACGCCCTATGTATAAAAACATATCACATAGAAGCGATGATTGTATTAATTGTAAACATATCAGTGATACAATTTTAACATTACCAATTGATCCTTTTTTAACAGATGAAGAAATAAATAACACATGTAATACAATATTAGCCTCACTGTGATAGAAATAATAGCAAATCAAACTTTAGATCAAATCAGCTACATTGATAGTAATGGTAATCCTGTTGCTATAACTGATCAAAATCTTATTAAGACCTGTCAAATGATAAAAAGAGCATTAGGCACCAGTGATATATTTGATGAGAGTTTAATTAATGAGTACAATGAACCGGTTTATGAATATATAGTTGAAAAAACTTATATAACACCAGAGTATGACTACGGTCCATTAAACTTTAAAGAAGGACCTAAACAAAAAATGAAAATAGCATTTAATAAATTATTCTGGAGTAAAATATGAAAAAATTTGATCTAGAATACGCTCAAAAGAATTACTTAGCCGTAGACTTTTTTCTATCTATGTCTTGTAATAAAGATTGTCATTATTGTACAAGTTATACTTTAGAAATGAGAAACTTGACAGTAGATTTAGATTTTTTAAGATCAACCTTAGAAGCGTTAAAAGAATATAAAGTTAGAATATGTTTACTTGGTGGTGAACCAGGTTTAATTAAAAACCTTCGTGAAGTAATTGCAATGGTAAAAGAATATCCTAATTTTATTCCTCAAGTTTTATCTAATTCTTTTATAAGAAAAAGATATCCTGAAATATTAGAAGATCCTGAAATATTATACGTAGAACACTTAACACTGGATTTTTATCCAGATAAAATAAAAAAATTAGGTAACTACGATTATCTAGCACCTAATGATATGAATAATTATAATGTAGTACTTAAAACGCCTAATTACTTTAAGTACATAGCTAACTATCCAGAATTTAAAAAACAATTAGAACATAAAAATACTATGTTCAAAGCATTTAACGGTAGAACACCATCTAAAGGTGATGTAGAAGAAGTACACACACAGGCGGCTGAAATAGATCGTAAAATGTGTGCTGCTTTTCCTATGGTACCTGTTATAGACTTTGAAAAAAAACATATAGTACACTGTAGTAAAAAATTTGCAAATAACACCGAATTGTCTAGGTCTTTTCCTATGACTAAAGAAAACATTGATAAGATGATGAACTTCCAGTTATTCAAATATGAGAAGTATTGTGTAACATGTAAAGAATATGTACAACCGAAAGGACATTTTCCTATTGAAAAGTATAGTAATATATTAAAATTATGATGAAAACGGTTGATATTTCTGTTACTAATCTTTGTAACATTAAATGCCCACAATGTAAAAGAACTGATCCTAACGGATTAGGAACTCACAAGTTACTTCCTTTGGATACTTGGTCATTAGAACAGTTTCAAACTGCTTTTCCAATAAATGATTTAGATGACATGGAAGAATATAGTTTTTGTGGTTTATGGGGAGATCCTTTGATGGCCAAAGATATAAAAAAGATTATATATTACATAATAGACAATTCAATAAAATCTAAAGTAACCATAACAACAAATGGTAGTATTAGGTCAGAAAAGTTTTATGAAGAAATAGGTAATTATTGTGATAAAAGATTAGCAATCGTTTTTGATATAGATGGTATTAATGAAGAAATGCACACCAAATATAGACGTGGTGCTTCATTAAAAAAATCTTTAGATAATATGTATGCTTTATCAAAAACAAACGCAATACCGTTATCTCAAACAATTATATTTAAACATAACCAGGATTATCAAAAAGATATACTAGATTTAGTAAAGAAATGGGGATCACATAACCATGAATTTTGTTTATCAGATAGATTTGATGGTAAATCAAAATGGCATTTTGTCAATGAAAAAGGAGAAGATGAATATTTAGAAGCTGCTACAGACACAACAGTACAAATAGCAGTAGACAAATATCCAAAAAATAAAGAAAATGGCTAAAAGTATTATTTGCAAATGGAAAGAAAGTAGTAGGTGTTTAATACAACCTGACGGACAAGTGTTTCAATGTTGTTTTCTAAAATTACATTTTGTAGATTATGAAAACAAAAGAGAAGTTGATGGCAGATCACATCCTATTATAAAAGACTATCTATCTAAAAAAGAAGAATATAACATAAAAAATGACTCTTTAAAAAACATACTAAATAAAGAGTGGTTTCAAAAGACTTTACCAAACAGTTTGATTGATTATGATAAGGCACCTAAACCTTGTAAAAGAGTTTGTACAATAGAAAGTAAAAAATAAATTATGAATGAACCATCAATTGATCCACAAGTAAACGCTACTTTATCAGATATTAAAGACGATCAAGAAATGCGTCTAGAGTTTATTAATAAAATTACAGAGAAACTTAAAACTTGTTATGATCCTGAAATTTCTACAGACATATACACACTCGGACTTATATATGATGTTAAAGTTACCTCTGAAAGATACGTATTTGTATTAATGAGTTTAACATCTGCTTTTTGTCCGGCCGTAGATGAAATAGTTAACGGAGTAAGACAAGCCGTTGAAAGTATACCAGGACTTAAATGTAAAGTTAGAATTACAATGACACCTACGTGGTCTAGGGATATGATTGATCCTGAAATAAGAGATTTAATGGGTTTATAAATAAATTTATTAAGAATGAAGAATAAAATGAAAATAAATGCTGTTGCGATAAACTTACATGATCATAATACCTATGATGGTGTATACCACAATCAAAGAGAAAGACACACACGTTTTAAACATAACTTACCTTATAAAACAGAAGCTTATGATCATCAATCAGATATATTAAATCCTGGTGATTATACTTTAAATGATCAGTTTTTAAGTGAATATCTTAAAAAGCCAGAGGAGGGTGTTTTAGCATTTACATATACTTATGGTGGTATAAGAAAATCAAAAGAAGAATTATTTAATACTATATTCAAAGGTCACGATGAGATTTTAGACTATGAAGTTAAATCATTATGGCAAAATCATTATAAAGACGGTATCTATTATATTGATCATCATCAATCACATGCTGCTTATGCATTTTTAAATTCAGGTTATCAACAAAGTGATGTACTTGCAATAGATGGTATTGGTTCAAGATATAGATGTTTATTTTTTGATAGAGACGGTAAAGCAACTGATCTATCATCTAAACTGCCTATCGGGTGGTTATGGAATCATATGTCTAATCTTACAGGTTTCGGAACATTAGGTGCAAGTAAACTTATGGGTAAAGTTGGTTATGGTAAACATAGTGATTATTATTACAATGTATTATCAACAATATTAGAAGGACCTATTTTAGAAAGAAAATATCCAGAATGGAAACAAATAGAAATCACCAAACACGGTATAAATGATTTAGCATATACACTACAAGAAATTACTATGGAAAGAATTAAAGAACATGTTTATCCTTTAAAAACTTCAGATAACTTATGTCTTTCTGGTGGTGTTGCATATAACGGTTATTGTAATGAAATGTTTACCGAAAAATGGGATAATGTATTTGTTCCACCTGCAATAGGTGATGAAGGCCAAGCTATTGGTGCTTATCAACATGCCGATTATACAATAAATAATAATGTACATAAGTCTAACGTTTATGCTGGTAAATCATATGATTACTATAAAGGTGCTGAAAAGTTAACTTCATACAAAGAAGTTGCTCAGGCAATTGCTGATGGTAAAATAGTAGGTTGGTTTCAAGGTAAATCAGAAAGTGGTAATAGAGCATTAGGTAATAGAAGTATATTGGCTGATGTAAGAAATCCAGATATTAAAGATATTATTAACAGTACTATTAAAATGAGAGAAGACTTTAGACCATTTGCACCAGCAGTTTTAGAAGAACATTATAAACAATATTTTGAAACTAATCAACCTAGTCCTTATATGTCAAGAATATGTAAAGTTAAACCAGAAATGAAAGAAGTAATACCTGGTGTTACTCACGTTGATGGTACAGCTAGAATACAAACAGTTAACAAAAACGACAACAGTAAATTCTATAAACTTATAAGAGAATTTGGAGAAATTACTGGTGTACCTATGTTGCTTAATACAAGTTTTAATTGTCAAGAACCAATAGTAGAAACACCAGAAAATGCATTAAGAACTTTTAAAAAAACTGCACTAGATATATTAGTCATTAACGATTATATTTACAGAAAATGATAGATTTAAATTTATTAAAAAATTTGATGGAAGAAATTAGAGAGAATGACGACCTATTAGATTCGTTAAGTCCTAATCAATTCAATACTAAATTAAAACTTATAAAACATATTAATAAAATAGTACCATTAGAAAAAGAAGATGATATAGCTATCTTTGGTTGTTGGTATGGTAGTATATTGATACCTGCTTTTTATGATAAAGTTAAAAGAATTACAGCAATAGATTTAGATCCACAAGTTATTAGTAGAAACAAATATAGAATATATCCTGGATATAAACAACTTGATTTTGTATCTAAAGATTGTTTTGAATGGGCTGAAGATTCTAACAGAATTAAAAAAACAAAATTAATCATTAATACTTCTTGTGAACATATGAAACCAATGAAAGAGTTAAAGATATTAAGTAAAATAAATTCTTATTTTGCATTTACTTCAAATAATATGTATGACATTGAAGGACATACAAACTGTGTAGACACAATAGAAGATTTTAAAGCACAATTACCAGAAACGGCAACCGTTCTTGCTGAAGAAAAGGTAACAGACTATAGAGGAACAAGATTCTTATTAGTTGGAGAATTAAAAACAGATAACCCAGCGTACCACAAGGAGTGAAATGAAAAGAGTAATATTCAGTTTATTCATAGATATACCTAAAGAAGAATTAGATATATTTGATAAACATATAAAAAAAGAAGGAGCCATACCTACAAACTACAATACTAAAAATGAGTTTCAAAAAAACTATAAACAGTTAGTAGAAAATAAAGTTAACTATGCTAAATCAATAGGTATAGATTTTGTAATGGTAGAAAATGATACAAAGTGTGGTTCTTTAAATACTAGTTATATTAATTATTATAAATGGATGAGAGAATTTTATCCAGAAATTACAAGTTATAATATAGTTAATTTTTTCAAAATACATTTACTATATGAGTTTAGTAAAGAGTATGATGAGGTGTTATATCTAGACTTTGATGTAGTTACCAATACTACTGAAAACTTTTTTGAAGTGTGGGACTTATCAAAAGGTGTATGCGTTTTAAATAATAACGAGAGAGTATCTCCTATTCAAAAGATAACTGATAAAACACAAACTATAAGAAGTCCTAATGCAAAATTCTATAATGCTCAGGCTATGTTAATAGAAAAAGGATTAAGTCCTGAAAATGATGTTATCAATACAGGTATAGTAGGTATTAGTAAAAAACATTTAGATCAATTAGAATATTTTAAAGATTTTAAAGAAACAATACAATTAATGAAAAGTCTTATAGGAGAAACAGATATATTTCCTAAAAAGATTGCTGATTTTTTTGGTTATGATAATGAAACAATATTTGCTGTTAAATTAAAAGAACATAAAGTACCGGTACAATGGTTAGATCAAAAATGGCATTATTTCTTTGATACACAAATGTTTATACCTTCAACTGCAAACTTCATACATGCCATTAACAAAAGGTTTGATATAGTTTGGAGAAACATTAATGCTTAGAATATGTACTGTATATTATAAAGGTAGTTACACACCAGAATATGTTGGTAACTTTTATAAAGCTTTAAGAAAGAATAGTACCATACCTTTTATATCAGTATGTATAAGTGATGATCCTAATGTTGAAGCTGACATTGTACTACCATATAATCATCATAGTGATATTAAAAAACACTGGCATAAATTAAAATTCTTTAGTCCTTTATTTGGTGGCCAACAACCAGGTGATGATATAATAATAATGGATATAGATCAAGTTGTCGTAGGTAATGTAGACGATCTTATAGGTTTTCCTGTTGGAGATAATGAGTTAGTATCTTATGGTGTTTGGTGGAATAATGATACTAAAAAAATTAAAGATTCTAAAAAATTACGTGATCATAATATTCTACCGTTAAACGGAGGCTTTTACAAGTTTAAATCAGGACAATTAAAGCATGTATGGGACGATTTTGCACTCAACCCACCTTATTGGCAACTACACTATTATAATATAGGTAAAGTACATTTTAAGTATTATGGAGAACAAAATTATGTTGACTGGAAAATATTTGAAAAAGAAAGTAAGTTAACTTTAACACCACCAGAGTGGTTAGGTAAATACACTGAAAATAAAGAAGATATGATAAAATTAAACATATTATATTCAAAAACGTTTGATACTGATTATATGTTAATAGATGAACCAGATGAAAAGTTAAAGATTTTTCACTATACAGGTGTAGGTAGAACTGTACATGAAAACAATACTAACGCTTTGTATAAATATTGGAAACAATAGCCAATACCAATAAGGAGTAAAATGGATAGAAAAGATAGATTAAAAGCAATGATGTCTGATGTTCGTAGTGAACAAATGACACAAATGAGAAAAAGTTTATATGAAATAGATAATGAAAAAGATATTATATTAGACGCTCAAAAATGTCAAAGAAACTGGAACTATGATAAAAAAATTGAATACGAATATATGGACTATTTTCTATGGTTAGCTAAAGAAGCTCCCTCAAAACAACATGAGGGTTACTATGATGTTTATTATACAACAGATAGAAAAGTTATTCAAGAATGTAGCAACTATACATGGGGTTGTACTCACGACAGAGAGCCACCTTCAACTTGGCAAAATTCACAACAAAACGCAAGTGCTTATATATTATTTGTTGCTAAAGAACCTATAACTCAAATGAATTGTAACGCTGATGGTACGTTAAAATCTAATAAAACACCAGCACGTTGGGAAAATTCTTACGTTAGTATTGGTATAGCTTTAGGTATAATATTAAGAGCTGCTAATGCTTTAGGATTTGTAACTGGTTGTAACAAAAGTCATGGTGATATGTCAGGCGATGAATTTTGGCATAAAAAATTAGGAATACTTGACGATGTAAAAGCAGGAACTAAAAAGATTGCTTATGGTATTGGTATTGGATTTCCAAATGAAGGAAGACCTAGATGGGAATCAGATCAAACAATGTTGGCTTTAGGAGCTGCTAACGGTAGTGACCTAACTACAGATCATACTTTAGAAAAACATCCTAGAACAGGTCAACCAACTAGAAAAATTAAACTAGTTGATATTACTGAACATAAAGGTAAAATTATGAAAGACCCTTATGGTAATGAACATCTTATACCTGATAATGCTGATATTAAAATAAATCAGCCTAGAGAAAGAGGAATAAAAGTTATAGAGATTAAGTAGGTTTAAATTATATTATGAAAAGAATAATAGCTTGTAGGTTTGGTAACAAATTTACTCAATGGCATGTTGATAATTTAAAGTATATGATAGATTTCCACTCTGGAATATCTTATGATAGTTTTGAAGTTATTGAAAATGACATTTATGGTAATTGGTATAACAAGTTTCAAATGTATGATAAATTTAGAGACGGAGAAAATCTATACTTTGATTTAGATGTTATTATATGGAAAGAATTACCAGATTTATTCAGAAAAGATTTTACTATATTAAATGATCTATGGTGGAGAGAAGAAGCTCATACACCACTAAACTCAACTATAGTTTCTTGGACAGGTGATGTATCTCATATATGGGATAAATTTAAAGAAGACGAAGATGTTTACCTAGAAAAATATGATAAAGGTAGTGATGAATTTTACTATAGAGAAATAGATTATAAAAACTATGATAAAGTTTGTCCTTCTATTAAAAACTATATTTATGAAATACCACCAAAAGAATTTAGTATTTGTACTCTAGGTCAAATGAACCACCTATTAGAACCAGGTTGGCAAGGTTGGTGGTCAAATTTTATTCTGCCTCACTATAAAGATCAATAGCACCTTTAAGTAATTCTATTCTAGTCTTACTTTTTCTTAATGCTTTTTTACCGTCAAGATTTTTAGAATCTTTTATCTTATCTACTTCAAATAAAGCAATTTTCAAAGCAAACATTTCATCCTCACTTGCTTCTTTATCGTTAAAAATATAATCAAGTATTCTACTTGGAGAAGTATCGTCTGTTTGTACAAGACCTTCTCTTTTAGCAATTGAAATTGCAAATTCTTCAAATTCTTTTCTTTCTTTAGTTACTTTATTATACGTAGCTTCATGTATATCATCTAACGTAGTAAATTTCATTAATGCTTGACAATTAGGATTCTCTAAATCGTATTCAATGTGATGTGAAGAAAGACTATCTCCATTTTCATTAGTTAAAACTTCTATCCATGTTCTTTCATTGTTTGTAAAGTGAGCTCCTGCAAAATGATTTTTTAGTAATTCTTCACCAAATCCTATTTCTTTATGTTCTACACTAGCTACATTTATTTTCATATCAGTTGACATTTTTATACTCCTTTATATAATCGTAAAGGTCAATTGTAGTTGACCAGTTTAATTTGTTTAATACTTTGTTGTCTGCTTTATTATCTTCTCTCTCAAACTCGTTCCCAATTCTTTTTTCAGCGTCAATTCCGAAGTAAGTTAATAACTCTATTAAGTTATAAGACTCTCCTCTACCAACATCACATATTCCTTTAAAATCTGATTGTATTAATGTATCAATGGCCATGATTAAATCATTTATATGAATAAAGTCTCTTGTATGATTTGTATGTATAAAAGGAACATCGTCTCTTAATATTCTTGGTATTAACATATGCTCTCTTGCACCAGGTCCGTATACAGTTGTAAATCTCATACCTACACTATTCTTTGGTGCTATACTCTCTAAAGACTTCTTACTCATTGCATATGGATTTCTCCAAGGATCTACAGCCGTTGATGAACTAGCATATAGTATTCTTGTGTTTGGAAAATAATCAAATAGTCTTTGGCCTGCAATTACATTTTCTTTCCAGTATTCTGTAGGTCTATCTAAACTATCTCTAACACCTGATAGACCAGCCAAGTGTATGACTAAATCTACATCGTATTTAAGGTCACAATTTAATAAATCGTTACCTGTTAGTTTGTCTATTGGGATTACTTTGTGATTGTTTTTTTCTAGATGTTTATAAAGGTGTTTACCTATAAATCCTTCACTGCCTGTTAATAATATATTCATAATCTTATTTATATCACCGTTAAGTGACTAGTTTTTAAACGCCAGCGCCGTGTACTGTTTTTAATGTAGTACCTGAACTATCTTTAATTAATAGTGTAGATAATGATTTCAATTCAGTTGAACTAATTGCGTCATTAGCCATCATACTTTCACTAACTAAATCAGTTGATCCAGTTGTTATAATTTCTCCTGTTGCACTTGGAAAAGTAATTGATTGTCCGTTCAATGTACCACTAACTGTTAAGTTAGTAATCGTCACGTTAGTTGGAAAAGCTAACGTCACTGTATCTGGACTTGAAACTGTAGCAGTTATTTGATTACTTGTACCTAAAAAAGATATAGTATTACCTGGAGCAATCAACTGAACTGTTGAACTTGCGTCTCTTATGTAGTGTCCTTCTCCAGTACCTATTTGAGAAGATAACTCAACTACTGCACCAACAACAGAGGTTGCTGAAATACCAGCGGGTGCTAATAAAGCTGCGTCACCAAAATCATTAGCCGCTAAATCGTTAAATTGCGTTCTAAATGTTTCTAGTGTATCAGTAGTTGATATATTTTTTACAGCCATTATTTTTTATCCTTTATCAATTTTTTTATTTCAAATAATTCTTTCTTTAAAGTATTTATCTCTTTACAAAGACCTCTTACCATATCACTATTATTTTCTCTAGTCTTAACTCTTTTCATATAGTTGTTATAGTCTGCTCTGTTAGTATTAATTATAGCACTAGTGTTTACGTCTCTTACTAAACTTTCAAATCCTTCAACTTTTAATGTTTTAACTGCCATATTTTTATACTGCCAATGCAATACCTCTTAAATCTCTTATTATAGGTGGATAAGCAGAGTTTGTTCCTTCCATAACTATTTTAATTTGAAAAGTATTAAATTCTGTTAAGCCACTTGCACTATATTTGTATTCGTTATACGTTTCATCATTTTCTGCTGGTGTGACAGTTATGTCTTCTTCTCCAGCTGTGTTGAACGGTGTCCAGCCTATGTCTGAAATATTTCTAGATTCTTCCGAAGATGATAATCTGAAATATAATTTAACATTTGAAGTTGATCTTACATTTTGTGTTAATCTAACATCTAAAGCAGTTGATAAGTTTTCTAGTACAACCGGTTTAGTTATATAAGCAGCCGCTGATGATGTTCCTGAACTTTCTATATCTGAAATATAATTAGGTGTATTACTTGTAGTTGCTTTATTAATTCTGTTTTGAACTACATATGCACTAACTCTTTGCACGTCTAATACAGGAGAAAGTTTAGTATTTGTAGTTGTAAATGTTAAGTTAACAAATAAAGATTTACTACCTGCCATCTTATTTGTTTCATTGATTGTACTAGCGACCATTTGAGGAGCTGTAAAGTAAATATTGTCATTTGAAATTGTAGCAACTGGACTATCAGCTGACGTTAAACTAAATTCTGTTTCTGTGCCATGTACTGATCTACCTGTAGTAGGTCTCATATCATAAGAGATATTTGTACCTGGAACATTTACTGTTTGTAGATTTAAGTTTAGTACATCGTACAATCTATTCTGGGTTGCTGTTATAACGTCACCACCTATATCTCCAGTAGCATTTGCCGTTCCTGTAGTAGTTATATCATAACTATCTAAAGTTACGTTAGAAATACTTGTATATGTTCCATTAATAAGATTATGAGCAATACCATTGTAGGTACCTGATGGAACTCCAGCAATTGTGACATTGTTTGATGTACCATGCATACCGTGGTTGGGATGCGAAACTCTAATTACACCTGAACTGTTTGTTGTTCTTAATGCATTATTTTTTAATGTTCTAACAGGTAAATCATCATTACATAAAGTAACTGTACCTGTAACATTTTCAAATTCTGCTCTTTTAATTTTAAATTTAATATCTTCGTTTTGTTCAGCTGTCCATGTAGAACCGTTTTGTGATTTAAACATAACACCAGCATATGGTTGTTGAGAAATTGTTCTATCTGATCCTATTACCTTTTCACCTAATCTTCCAACATAACAGTTGTAAGCATTACAGTTAGACAACACAACAAAACAATATTCTGTTTTTTCTTGTAAGTAAATTGGTGAATCAAAAGTAAATGTAGTAGCCGTTGTTGCGTCTGTACTTGTTGACACTGCACTTGGATTTAAAGTTTTTTCAGAAAAAGGAACTATTCTTTTTCCTGGATAACCATTTACTACTTCTCTAATTTGTATTGTTACTGGAATATTGTCATCTTTTGAACTAAAGAATAAGTCCATTGAAGTTAAGAATACACCACCAACATCATCTATCATAAATGTTTGTGCTAATGGATCTGTCCAACCTATTGTAGTATCTACATTTCTTGTACTTGTTCTATTTCCTAAACTAACTGATTCAACTGTACTTTCTCTTAATGTCAAAGGCTCTCTTGTAGAAATAATTGTTTCTTGTATTGTTTGTAAAGCACCTTTGGCTAAGTAGTCTGCTTCTCCTGAAGTTTCAACTGCTGTACTTAATACATTTGTTGATGAAGAAGTTAATCTGAATACTCTTGTACCTGTTCTCCATCTAGGATTAGAATTATTTTTTGAGTCAGGAATTGCAAAAGTACCTGATACAGCACCGTTAATATCTGTAACTAAATTTCCACCTAATGAACCACCTGTTGGTGTAATATAGCTTGATATGTCAATATTATCAAAGAAAGGATAAACTCTTGTTTCAGGTTTCATTCTTGTAGCACTAAATGTTAATGTTCTACTTCTTAAAAAAGGAACAATACCAACACTAACAACTCTGTCGCCTATTGAATTTCTTATTACTTGTGGTACTATTCTTGTTCTAATACCTGTTCTAGTGTTAGACATTTGACCAGATAAAGTTTCTTGTGTTCTTTGTACAATTCTTCTACCCTCTCTATGTTGTCCTAAAACTCTTGAACTTGTTACTGTTGGTGTTCCTGACCAATGTTCTTGCCATTCATTCCATATAGTACCTATCTCTACACTTGAAAGATTAGGATTTCCTAAATTTTGTACTAACGTGTCAAAGCCACCTGTTCTATTAACAACTAATTCAGGTGCTCTTTCTGTTTCTTTCCATTCGTCTGACGGAGGTGTTAACGCAATAGAACCAGTCCAACTAAAAATGTCAAATGGGTTTACGTTAACAAATTTACTAGCAAATGGTTGATCAATTAAAGTTGTTTCACTATAAGGTAATGTAATTAAATCTCCTGTTTTTGCATACTTGGCATCCGTTCTATCAGCCGAAGTAATCGTAGTTCCGTCATTATCACTTTCAATCAATTGTACGGCATCCTCATTAAACATAGGTCTAACTTCACCTCTTGCCATATCCATTGATACTTTGTAGTCTAAATTTCTTACATCACCTATACTATGTCCTGTAAAATTGTCTACTATAAAGCCATTTTTAAATCTGTCAAATCCTTGAGCGTCTTGTGTTTGCAAGTTTTGAGCTTGCATTTCCAATAAAGAAAGTTGAGTATAGTATTCAATGTTTTCAATTCTATTTTCTAATCTACCAATATCTCTCATAGTGTAACGTTTGTTATCAACTTTTGTAATTGTAATATCTGCTGTGTCAAGTGTGTATGCTGGTATATCTAATGTGTATAAATGCATTGCACCATCTAAATTTTTTGGAGATAGAGGTACTAATGCACTTGATCCTTCAGATATTTTAAATTTACCATCTTTATCTATAAACACCTTGTCTATTCTTGGCAAATAGTATTCTAAATCTGAAGTTATATCAGTACCAAATTTAACAACATCAACTGTTGAAGCACCAGCACCGTTATAGTATCTATCAACTTCTCCTTTATTAATACTTGAAGCGTCATCTACTCTAGGTCTAAAATCTAAACTGTCTCTTAATTCATAAACTTCACCTGTTGTATCGGAAGTATGAGAAGGAATATCTGCATAGTCAACAACTCCTGAATAACTATCAACAGTGAAAACATCTCCTGAACCATGAGAAAAATAATCAAAGTCAATTTTAATTGAACCCGTTGGTACTATAGAACCATCGTTTAATGTTATTCTACCTATATCATAGAAGTTATCTCTTTGTCCGTTGTCTAAAGTAAATCTATCTGTAATATCAATTTCTCCTGAATTTGAATAAGTACCAAAAGCAGTTGCCATTTTAACAGAATTTAATTTGTAAATATCAGCTTTAGTTAATCTTATACCACCTTGTTTTGTAATATCTGCTAATGTAGTGTAGTGTTTTAATTCATTTTGTACTAAAACTTTTGATTTTTCTTCTACAACAGCTCTATTAACTGTTGCTAAAATTTTAATTTTATGTCCTGCATAATTAACACCAAAGTCTAATAATAAAGATTTTCCTGTTGGAGAACCACTTAATGTAAATATAGGGTTTCCTTCGTGGTTGTTTCCTTGTAAAGATAAAAAATCTCCTACTGCACCTGATCCACCAGAACCAGTTGACATAATTGAAACTGAAAAATCTGAATCTAATAAAGAAGCAAATGTCTCGTCTGTTCCTGCTGAAATAGTTTCGTCACCGTTTCCAGTTAATGTTTTTACAAAATGTCTTCTAACTTTAAAACTTGTATCACTAGCACCAGAGTTTGAAGCTGTTTTTAATGTTTTAACTGTTTCATATGGTAACTTAAATATAGAAATATTTTTATTTGTATCTTTAAGTGTTGATCTATTTCTAGTTGCATTTGATTTAGTTGATACGTCTGAACCACCAATAGCTGATGATAATTCTAAAGAAGTATCTGAAACAATTGCCTCAATAATTTTTGTTATTGAAGAACCTGCGTCTGTAGTAAATGTAATTGAATCACCTAATCTTAATTCTGTATTAAATTTAGTACCGAAACCTGTAACAGTTGTACCACTGTTTGCAATAGATAATGTACCTGTAATTTGTAAACTTTCTCCGTTTGTGCTATCTAAAATTGTATCTGCTGTGTATGTAGGAGTACCTGGCATACCAATTTGTTTTGTATATGAGAAATCGTATGAAGTGACACCTTTAAAGCCTCTAGCGTCTGCTTGAATAGTAGCAGTGTTAGATGAAATACCACCTGTTATAGTTTCTCCTGGTACAAATGTTCCTGATACATTATATAATACTACAACTGATTGATCTGCTGTACCACCACTTGTATACGTGGTAAAAGAAGAACCATCCACATCTAATTCAAAATTTGAACTAGTTGGATTTTTAACTGTATAAGTGTTACCATTTAATTCTGTCATGCCACCAACACTGTTGATTGTCACTTGTTGACCGTCTTGTAAAGTGTTTGTAGCAGTAATAACTACAGGATTAGCCGCTGTTGCACCTGTAATTGAATATTGATTGCTTGTTGATAATTGATCAACAGTACCTTTGGCACCTGAAGTACCACCTGTAATTTCTTCTCCGTTTGTAAATGCTTGATTTTTTGCAACGTTAATATGAGTAAACATAACAACATCAAATAGGTAATGTCTGAATACGTTTGATGTTGCACTTGAACTAGCATAATTACCACTAACAGCATTACCTGAAACATACTGAAATCCTTTAGATTTAGCGTGGCCTACTGATTTTATATTTGAACCTGATCCTGCATTTTCTGTTCCTCTTACAGCTGTTCCTTCTTTGTATAAATTTACTTCCTTAAAAGCTGCAACAGGTCCAGATGATACAAATCCTATGTCTGGAGAACCGTAAACATTATTTACGTTTACAAAGTTACCTACATCAAATCTAGTAGTAGAATTATTTTGTGTATCAAATGATCTTGCTTTATTTACATCAACAAAAGTAGTACCTAAAGTTTCTATTTCATAACCTTTTACATATGCTTTACCTGATTCCATACCAGCAGCAATTTTACTTTCTGATCCACCATCGCTTGAAGTGTAGATACCTCTATTAGTACCTGAAATTAAATGTTCTCTTAAATCTATATCAAAGTCTTTTACTACATAATCACCAGATTCATCAAATGTTCTTCTTGCTAAAGTATCTTCTAATACTGCATATTCGGTTGTTCTAACTTGGTTTTGAATAATACCATTTTTTAATCTTAGCAACTCTACAAAGTTTGCGTCATCTGTAGCAGCTAATGATTTTTTAGTTAATGTTAAATCTATTTTAAATCTATGAGCACCTGGAGCATTTGTGTTTGAAACTCCTTGAGCATTATCATTTAAAGTTAGGTCATCGTTTTGAGTTACGAAACTTTCTGTTACTGTTAAACCTACTCTGTAAGATGGTGTGTTTGTATACTTGTCTAGTATTAAATTTTGATCACTTACCTTAACATGATAACCATTTATATAGTAAACACCTTCTTTAACTAAAGCTGCACTACCTGTTGCTGTAGAAGATACTACTGCTGAAACTGTTGTTGATGTAGATTGTAAAGTAGTATTTACTGAAATTGTTTCTGCTGAAAAAGCAGTTGATGTATTATTAGTACCTGAATTTAAATATTTTACAAATAAAGTATTGGGGTCAGTACCATCTGTTGCTACAACATTAACAACTCTTGCTTTTACACCTGAAGAAGCGCCTGTTAATGTTAAACCAATAAAATCGTTTAATGTAACACCTACAGAAGCTGAGTCTGTAAACGAAGTTAATTTTACTGCATAGTAATTTAAGTCATAACTGATATCGCCAGGTATAACCATAGCGCCTTGTTCAAAGATGTGATCTGATAATCTTTCAATCTGATTTTGTAAAATAGATTGTGATTGTGTTAACTCTCTACCTTGTACTGCAAAAGCAGGTCTAAAAAGAACTCTATGAAACTTCTTTGTTTCATTAAAGTCATCGTAGTAAGGCGAAAGATTAAAGTCTGTTGGACTTGGCATAATATCTCCCTTTAAAACTCAATAACTAGTTTAATATTTTCTGTTTGGTCTGTTGCTCTTTGAATAGGTGCTCTGTTTTCTATGTACAATACATCGCCAGAGTCATGATCTATTTCAGAAGCAGAATACCCACTTGAAAATACAACATTGTTAACTGTTGCCGAAACGCTTGTGTCTGGCGTTCCTGTTGCTGAAGACGATTGACCAGTAATTACATGAGTACTAGAAATAGCTGTCAAGTTACCGTTAGCGTCAACGCCGGCGTCATTATGTCTTGATTGAATGTAATATAAAATTCTGTTTGTTGCGTCCCACTCTACTACTTTAGCAACAGCGCCTGTAGTTGCTTGATTAATTTCTTCATCAACTGTAAATGTGCCTGGTGTAGGAGAAGCTGCTAGTCTTACTGCTTTAGTACCTCTTAAAGTTGAAGCACTTGCAGCTGAACCTGAAGCTTTTGGATCTCTGATTAAACAAATTTTTCTAAAGTCGTTACCAGCATGGAAATCTCCAGAGTTTGCTGATTCTGTTCCTTCTAAATTTATATTTAACATTACAAAAAAACCACCTAATTCTTGTACTGCATTAAAACCGTGACCACCTTTTGGAGATATAATCACATCTAATTCTGCACCTGTTAAGTTTGTTGCCCCAGCAGATACTATTTCTGCATTTGAAACTGTACCAAAAGTATAACCTGATCCTACGTTAGTCATAGTTACCTCTGTAATAATACCACCTGCAACTACAACATTAGCTGTTGCACTTGATCCATCACCTTTAATTGTTACTGAATGTGTTCCGTTTGTTCCACCTGAACCTGCTGATTTAATTTTTATACAATCAATTGAACCGTCTATAGCGGCTGAACTAACAGTTGAGTTGGTTGAAACTGCCATAAAGTCAGTTGATAAAAAATTTGATTGTTGAGAGGCTGACATAGTGTACATGTATTTCCATTTGTAACCATCAGCAGTTGTTATAATAGCATTACCTGTTCCTGTTGGTTCTATTGTTGAAGCAGTATTATCGTCATTGTCAATACATTTGTAAACATTTCTATCACTTGTTAATACATAAAAATTAGCGTCATGTAAAGTTGTTGCACCACCATTAGCTGTATTTTTTGTAGAAGTACTACCTGTAGTATATTCTCCATAATCGTGTCTATAAATATCGTAAGTTGTTCCTGTTGCCCAATTTCTTCTTGGTACTGCAAAACTAACATCTGAACTTGTAATTTTTTTAGCAGCTAATAAGTCATCAAAAGCAGAAAATTCTGTAACTACAGTATCACTTGGTGTTACTGGATTTGCGTCTGTTCCTTCGTAATCTGTTCGGCCATCACCTCTTGTAGATGTACCATAAGCTTGTGGTCTTGCTAGACCTAGATAGTAAATATTTGGAGAAGCTTCTGTGAAAGATTCGTGAAACTGCTCACTATTATTAATTCTGAATTTATTTGTTATTATCGCTGGCATAATTGTTATTCCTATTTATAATACTTCCTATGATGATGTTCCATAAATTGTTTTTAATGTTGAACCACTAGAGTCTTTTATCAGTAGACTTTGAGTATTTGAAACGGCTGATAAACTGATTGATCCACCAGTAATATTGACACTATTTGCATTTTGAGTAGACATAGTACCTGTTCCTGCTTTAGCATATTGAGACCAAGTAATATTAGTAGTACCCATAGTAACCATTTCAGTTGTTTGAACAAAAGAACTATTATTATTTACTGTTCCATTCGTTATAAAAGTAAAATCACCTGCTTGAATGTCAGCAACTTGATCATAATCTGTAGCTCTTGTTAAAACTGTTGCACTTGTTCTTACGTAAATACCGTTATGTGCTTGATTTGTTTCATCTTTAATCAAAACTCTATCTGCATTTACTAAACTGTAACCGTCTAAAGTTGACATAGCTGAACCCAATGTTAAAGTTGCTCCAACACCTAATGTTCCGTTATCATATGTAACTGTTCCACCTGTTTCGGTAGCTAAATTTTGTGTAGTTGCAGCTGCAACTGATTCGTGTACATTTAAACCGGCAGCTGTATTATCTACATACTGTTTAGTAGCAACACCTAAATTTGAAACGGGATCCATTGTTACAGTAACCTCACCTGTACTATCTCCTTTTAACCAAACTGTAGTTGTTGAGCCATCATATCCAGCAATTTCCATTTGTCTATCGCCTGTGGCTGAATCTGCTTGAGAATTACCTATAAATACGTTTCCTGATCCTGTTGTAATATTATCTCCAGCTTCAGCACCTATTAAAGTATTATTTCTTCCTGTTACTAATTTACCTGCTTCAAAACCTACGGCAACATTATCTCTTGATGTTAAGTTGGCATTTAAAGCTGATCTTCCGATAGCAACGTTACCTCTAGCTGATGTTGCACTCGCTAATGTTGATTTACCTACAGAAATATTATCTTGACCATCTTGTAAACTAGTAGCCGATTCATAACCTATGGCAGTGTTTCCATCTCCTGAAGTTATGGCATCCATAGCTGCTAAACCAACAGCAGTATTTGTATTAGCGTCGTTTAATGTTCCTGTTGTAGAGTGACCAATGATGATACTATTAGAAAAATTTGTACCTTCAATTTTACCAGTAATTACACCAGAAACTAAATTAGTACCGTCTCCAAAATTAGTATAAATTTCGTTAAAGTTATCGTTGATTATATCTCCACCAGCTCTAATAGTAGAACCTGTGCCGTCATTTGGAGTTGAACCGATTGATATTGTTTGTTTTGCCATTTCTATCTCTATTTATAGTTATATTTATACGTTTGTTTGATCAAATTTTTCATTTGTGCTATCAAATTTATTGGTAGTACCACTAAACGATTCTTCTCCTGGGAATGTAATATCTGCTGGAAAAGTAAAGTTAGTTTTAATTCTTCTACCAGCATTTTTATCAGTACCGGCTATCATTTCTAGTAAAGCAGGTTTGCCATCTAAACTTGTTCTAGTACCAGTTACTTTTAAATCACTCAAAACTGCAAAAGTGATACCACTTGTTCCGTTTATACCAGCTGCTCTATTAACTGTAACACCATATGCTGTATTAGCATATTTGTTTATTGAACCAAAACTTGGACCACAATATGCAAATCCTTGAGCTACATTTACGTTTGTAGCAACTGTTGCTCCTAGATATGTTTCTCTTAATCTTAAATTTAATTTGATACCAATAGCTTCTCGTCTTAAAGTTACAGCTCTTGTATTGGTGCCATAAAAAGAAACGTCTTGTTGAGGATTTGATCTTAAAGTTGAACTATCATCTATTGTTCCCAATTTTCTACCAAACATAGAACTAAACAACAAACTCAACATTTGTTTTATAGGCGTTCCGTCTACACCTGTATTAACAGCCTGCGCTATTCTATTTTTTAAATCTAATCTACTTTCTAAATTAACTTGTCCTGTAAAATAAAAACCTGAAGTATGCATTGTTTTTTTAAATGCGTCTCTCCATGAATTAATTGAGTTACCTACTTTTAATACATAAGAAAAATCTTGATAATATAAACTATCTTGTATTTTCATTGTAGTTTCTGAAATATGACCTTTTTCATTTAAGAATTTTCCGTCTGTGTCTACTACAGCAGTTACATCTAAACTTATTGAAGCTACATCTATATTTTTAAGCACTGCACTAGCTGATACAGATGTTATTGTTTCGTTTGCTTGAAAGGTTCCTGAAAC